ATCAATATTGGTTACTAATTCAAGTTCAAGATCAGCTATTCTTTCTGTAATCTCAGTATTCTTTAACATCCTATAGCCCTGATTATATGCAGATCGTGCAGAATAGCCAGCAGCTTTAGCAGCTTCTGTTGCATTACGATGCAATACATAGGCTTGTGCAAATCTTTCTTGTTTATCTGTAAGCATTACTTTAAGTTGTTTCTTTGTATTCCCTTGGACTTCTCAAAGCTTCTCATACCACCCAGACCAAGTAAAGATAAAGTTAAGGTCATCAATCCTTCTGTTGGTATAACAGGTATAGGCAAGGCAGGTGCCCATATAGTCATAGCCCATGCACATACAGGCTGAAATACAAACTGCCATCCAAGACCAAAGGCACATATCCACATGATGGCTGGTCGAGCACCAGCTACAAAGATGGAGGCATGTCTTGCCTGTTCTTTATTAACAGCTATCTGTCCCAGATTAGCTTGTTGTACTTGTGTTTTTAACTCATGGTCAAGCTTGGCACGTAGATCTTTATCCTCTACGAACTTGTCCAGAACATTGTCTACTACTCCTACTACAGCTTCTGCAATTCCAAATAAAGCCATGTTATCCTCCTATTGAAAATAAAGTTCTGATAGAAAAAATCCAAATACAAAACTAGCAACTAGTAATGTAAAGATATATTCCCAATCAATACGTTTAAATTGTTTAATCCCTATATAAAATATGTGTCTTAAATACACCACTGGACACAAACCTGCTTATAACTTCTTCAAAAGTTGCATAAACATTTATCCTTTTTTTATGTTTATCATGCCATACTTTATTTAATATATCAATCCACCAATCAGGATCTTTCACAGTTACGTGAAGATTCACCCCATTGTCAAATGTTTTTAATGCCTCATAACAGGCTATATTCAGGAAGACTGCCTTGTTAGCATAGCCCATTATATTATCTATGATCCATTCTATATCTTGTGTGGGAAGGTGTTCCATTACATCTACGGCAATCACCATATCATAGGTTCCCTCTGGAATCTTTGAGAACTTTTCAACACCGGGATCAAAGCATGTAAGCTCTTTGATATTCCAGAACTTATGTATGGGCTTGCTTGTTATGTCCTCATTAAGTTCATGTGCTTCTTGATATAGTTGTCCTTTACCACAACCATAATCAAGAAGAGACTTACACTTATTATCCTTTATGATCGACTTGATATAATGAATATACTTGGAGGTGCTCCTGCCGGGGAAGATGGAAGGATCTTTATGAAGATGTTTATATTCTTCTATCAGGGCATAGTATTCTTCAGAAGGTTCAGTCATCGAAGACATCTGTAAAGTTTGGAATCTTCAGTTCATCCAGATGTAATTTCCATAGAGCACTCACCAACGTATGATCTCCATAGACTTCAAGGATAAGATTCATGGTTGCATCATTGAACACTCTCTCACAATCCTGAGCCATAGCAAGTAGCTCACCAGTTGTCCAGAAGTTTTCTCCACGTACATTCACCTGTAGGTACTTTGGTTTTGGTTCTTCATCTTCTGCACCAGTTGTTTCCTTCTTCTGTTCAGGTGTAGGTTCATTCTCCATAGAAGAATCAAAGCCGAATAGATGGAACTTTCTAAAGCCCATTGTGTGCATGATGCCAAGTATCCTCATGGCTGCACATGTACCACCTGTAATTAAAGTAGCTCCTTCAGGTATACCCAAGTCCTCCATGACAGAGATCTTCTGATCTTTTATCTCTGTCTCCCTATCACTTGCCTTCCTGAGTGATTCGGTAAAGGCATGCCAGCCATAGATATTGGCTTTGTTTTCAATAAGATACTTGGTTACGGAGGGATCGGTCATGGAAGCTACAAAGAACTTGGTACTGGGATCAATTGTTTTAAATAGATCTTTACGTATAACACCATGAGTGCTCTCACCTTCAATTGATCGTGGATCTAACACCACACAAGCCCAAGGTTTGATACCATTCTCCAATAGCTTTGGATAAGAATGCTTCACACAAATGACCTTGGCTTCTGGTTTCTCTTTTATTAGTTCCTTTACCTTGTCATAATCAGTAGAGTGACCACCAGAAACAACAATAATCTCACCATCATTAGGTCTGCACTTACCAAAGAATTTATCTTTATCTATGAGAGACATGTTTGCTTTAATGTTAGCTTGTATATATTCCTTGTCCACACAATCTCTTGGGTGTACGACAATGGGCACATTCAACAACTCATCTGGTAAGTTAGGAACTATTCGTTCATCATATATAATACAGTAGTGAGTTACTCCACCGTTCTTTACAGGATCAGAAGATGGTAAAGCAATCCTCTTTAATCCTTCCAATGTTTGGATAAGTATATTAGTGCCATGAAATTTCTTGGGTGGTTGCTTCTTCTCTGAATCTTCAGTGAAAAAATTATCAACCATCTTAACACGAGAGCCAGATAATTTATTATAATCGTTTTGTGTAGTAATAATACTATTACCACCACCAATCAAAGCAAAGTCGGGACTCTCTTCTTCCAGAACATCTCTGGTATTTCCCTTGACAAGTTTAAAGTTGAAGGTCTTGTTCTGATCCTTCTTCATCTTGTCTTTAAACTCAGTCAGTCTCTTCTCAACAGCTTTGATATTAACATGTGGCTTCATGTTAAATTCTTCTTCATCTGTTTTTTCTGTTGCATCTTCAAACAAATCATAGCCTGTATAATCTATACTGTCTGCATTTTCAAAGGCTGCAAGAGCCATCTCTATAGCACGACCACCATTCCATGTACCTGTCTCAACAATTGATTTTGGTTTATGGAATCGTATGATATCGGCCATCATCTTGGTTCGATTAGGTCTGATATCTGGAGGCAATGCTTCTTCCGATATGGGGAATACTCTTACACCATCACTATCTCTTAATGACCTATTTGTTTCCTCAAGATTTATAATGTGTTCCGATAAAGGAGTATGTTTAATACCCTTCTTAGTGCTGGAAGGTGTAAGAGAATGTACTCTCATACCATGTGCTCTGTAGATATTCATTAGCCTTTCCATTATGAAAGACTCGTGCCATTCCCTATAGGATAATATCTCACCACTTTGAAAGGCACCTCGTAGATCACCAAGAATATCCAATGGAGATTGATGATCAAGATTGAATGCCATGAAAGAGGGGTTACTATATTGTTCTGAGTTCTCACCTATGGAATCTCCACTTAGATGGACGATATCTGCTCCTTCTGGAAAGAACTGGTGAACAAAGTCAGATGTCAGATCAGCCACAGGAATTATATTTGTGTTCAACCATAAGAGCCAACCACCTTCTATTCTCTTCTCAGCCATAGAAAAGGCTTCTTCTGTCAAGGCAAACACCTTTGGAGCAGTTAGAAGAGCATCTATCCTCCAGTTATACTCCAGTGTTCCATTCTCAGTTCCGTTATGAACATCCATGTCGGACTGATACTCTTTAAACTCCTCAACATCATCAAGATTTTTACAGGTAATTATCTCTGGAATATCATAGGCAGTAGGATCACAATCAAAATGATAGGCAGATAGATGTATATCAGGATGCCAGTACTTCTCGACTCGTTGAAACATTTGATATGCATGATCTTTGAGAGAGTTCTCATTGAATGCTGTTACTACATTTAGTTTTGTCATTTATTATTCCTTTGACCTTATTAAATAATCTACTTCTCCATCTACCATACCATTGGCCTGTAGCCATCGTGCATCATTGGTCCATTCTACTGCATATTGTGCATCTGTTTTCCCTCTGCATTGCCAGTTCTCAAACCAAGGACCACCCGTGGTGAAGTGTACATTCTTGGCTTCAAGTTCAGGATCTGAATGTCCATCCAACCAATTCCAATCCTCTGGTATCTTTCCTATGTCTGCTTCTTTATCAGGCAACCACTCAAAACCATGCAACCATCTGCCTGATCTGGTGTTCACATCATTTAAAGTTAGACGTTTATGAGCATCATGAGAACAATTAAACATCATAAGACTAGACCAGTTCTTTCTACGATATGGTTCCTGTACTTTATTATCCATCTTACTTCCCATCTTTGGTTCGTAATGGTGATGAGTACACCATAAAGGATAATAGTTCATGTCACATAATTCAAACAGTTCTGTTACATCTGTTCTCATATACATATCACAGTCCATGTACAGAGCTTTACCTTCAAACATATTTAGAAAGGGTACAAGAAATCTGGTAAAGGAAAACTCACTGGAAAATGGACGGCCATCTATGGTGTCATAGTCTTGACCGTCCATCGTCGTATGTTCTCTACGA